GTAGGCCATCGCCCACCTGGGCATCTCCGGTCCGGTAGAACTGGGCATAAACCTTCCGCACGGTCTTCAGGTGGTTGCGGGCCTCGGAGATCGGCATCGGCTGGTTGATGGAAGTGAACGGCAGGCCGGTTCGGATCTTGTTGGCGAACTCATCCAGGGTAACCGCCCCAGAGACGACGATTTCCTCGGCGATGACCGAGCCGTCCCCCAGGGTAATTACGCTCTCCCCTTCCAGGTGAGTCAGGCCGGAGACAGTGTTAGAGACTTTCTGCACGCTGCCTCCGGCGCCGGCCGCCGGCTCCCCGGAGAAGTCGATGGCCGTCGATCCGTCTTGAGTATAGAGCTCGAAGGTGTGCGTGCTCTGGTTCTTGACCGTGTAAATCGCGCCGTTCGCTTGGGTGATATTAGCGACTCCGGAGAACCGCACCTTTTCATCGTTGGCGAACCCGTGCGAAGTCGCGGTGCAGACCGCGGGGTTGGCGTTGGAGATCGAGGTCACGGTCTTCGCCGCCCCGCCGTCCCACACCACTCCGGCATCCACCCCGTGGTAGTCCCGCAACAGCAGCCATTCCCGTGGGGTGAAGTATTCGATGTGGCGCACCACGCTCCCGCCAATCGTGCGCCGCACGCTGACCCACACCTGATCCTCCACCGCCCCGGGGATCACGCACAGGCTCTCCACGAGTCCCGACAGGTCGTGATCCGACCAGCCGATGGAATTGACGATCCGCGAATAGCTTCCCGAGAGTAGCTTTCCGTCCGAGGTCCAGGCCCATAGTACGGTCTTGGGTTCGGACTGGTGGGCGATGCCGATCACTCCAGCCGAGGTCAGGTCTTCCGACAGGTAGGTGATTTCGTCCGGGATGTACTTGTCCACCGCCTGCTCGTACTGGAAACGGTAGATGCGTTTCCCGCCCTTCCCCACAAAACAGGCGAAGTCGTCCACGAGGATGGCCTGGATGTTGGCCGAGCCTACGGATGCCTGACGGTTGGGCCACCATACGGTATTCCCCGACAGATAGGCTTCCTTGCCCCCGACGCGAAACGGACCCTCGGAGGTCCCGAACAGCAGCGCGTCCTCCGCGAGCAGCCACAGGATTTCCGCGTTCTTCTGCACCCGCGGCCTTTTGATCCAGGCGTCGGTGGCCAGGGAAGGCGTGGCATAGACCGTATGCGTTCCCGAAGTGGCCCCGGTGAAGTTGATGGCCACCCCGCCGGCGGTGGCGCTGAGTTGGAAGCTGTTCAGGGCGAGGCCCGGAGCCATCACGTAGTAGGCGGTCCCCGCCACCAACCCGGTGGGTAGCGCGCCGGTGGTGGTGAACATCACGGTGTTGTTGGCCTGTAGGCCATGCGCGGGCCAGTTCACGACTCCAGGGGAGGCGATGGGGGTCATTACCGTGCCCAACGCGCTATAGGCGGTCCGCAGGTTGAAGTTCTCGTAATCGCTAGTCCGGGAGCCCCAGAAAGTGGCCGGGTCGTTGATGGTGCGAGCGAAGAGGAGGCGGTCCTCGTAGAACTCGGCATGCGAAGGATAGTTTCCGCTGGAAGAAAAGGTGGCGTCCCCGGTGAATGTCGGGGCACTCAACCCCCACACCGTATCGCTGGTGCGGGTCAGTTTCCGTGGCGTATAGCTGGGATGGACCAGGTACATGTAGCTAGTGACTTGCGCAAAGCGCACCGCCTCCAATTCGGCTTCCAGCCATGGGGTGACGACCTCCACGGGAGTCCCGGGCGGGTTTTCGATCCTCGCTCCGTTCTTGTAGAACCGCGCATAGGAATCGCCCAACTCAATCACGATCCCCTCGGTGGGCGAGAGAATCCAGGGGATCAGGCGCACCCGCTTGCCCGCGGTCTTCCCGGTAGCGGCGTAGATCGTGCCGGGCCGTTTCTCGCTGGGCCCGATGGGTAGGGCGAAGTTGTTGGTCAGGACTTCGCAGCCCTGAGCATAGAAGGCGGAATCGGTGCGGGATGCGAAGCGTTGCGAAAGTCTCCCGTAGGCGAAGGACCGTACAGGATAGCTCTGCATCAGGTGTGCCTCGACTCCACCCAGTTCTCCGCGGCTTGCCCCGGCTCCTGCGCGCCCTGCGCGTTGGCCCCTCCGGCCATCTGGAGCGTGGCCTGGTACATGCCCCAGAGGTCCAGGGTGGAACTGCCCTCGATGGGCTTCAGAAGCTCCGCGGCCAGCCTCCAGCACAAGGCGTCAGTGAACAAGGAATCAAAGCTCAAGACATCCGTCACCCGCGCGATGTACTTCAATCCCGCGCCGATCATGTCGGTGTACAGGATCCGGTTCTCCACCTTAAACGGGTAGCCAGGCTGCTCGTAGTTCAGGGTGTAGGAATCGATCAGCACGATGGGCCGCAGGCAATAAGGGTCTGATGGCAACTGGTAGGCGTACAGGTACGAGGTGAGGTTCGCGATCGCCGCCGGAGCCAACAGTTGCCGGCGGGTAGCAAAGGACCAGGGATGGTCCGGGTCCGCCAGAATCACATCCCTGGTCGGTTCGTAGAAGGTGCGGCAGAGGACAGCCGACTTGGATTCGTCGGTTTCCAGGTCGGTGATCGGTTCGCCCTGGACTCTGCGAAGCGCGATGTTACAGATCTGGATTTCGTCCGCTGCCATAGCAGCCTCCTTTAGGTGGTGGTCCTCACGTCGGAATCCTCGCCCAGCGTCAGGAATGCGTCGATCTTGCCCGCGACCAGCGCCGTGGTGGCAAGATAGTACAGTCCCAGCCGTTCGTAGGGGATCCCTTCGGGGAGGGCCATTCTCGCGAGCAGGCCCGTGCTGAGCATCGCCGATGCGAGACGCGCCTTCATCACATCCATGAACACGTCGTTGGCCCCCGGGTCCGCGCCCGAACTGGACACCAACTGGATGGTGAGCGAGTTGGCCGAGGTCGTGAACACGGTCGTGAGATAGATGTTGAGGTAGATCGGCTGGCCGCGTCCCATGTCGCGGAGTGCCTTGCCATCGATGATGTTGGCGGAGATCGCCGAGACGGTGATCGCCTGCTCCTTGGAAAAGCGGAGGTTGCTGTCAATCAGTTCGCCCATGTGTTTCCTCCTTGCCTTAGCTGACGACAGCTTCGACGTTCGTGAGGGCCTCGGTGAGCACGATCGGCGTGTTGTAGAAGAAGTCCCTCATTTGGCCGTACTTGTCGGGCTGAACGGAGAACAGGGTCTTATTGACCACGTTCTTCTTCAGTTGATAGATCGCCTGGCGGTTGCCGTAGATGTAGCGCTCGCCCTCCGGGTCGGGGAGGCTCTGGATCATCCAGATCACCTGATCCGGATCAACTTCCCCCGCTCCCGTGGTCGTGTTGATGTTGCACAGCCGCTGGCACGCCCGGTCGTCGTACACCACCATGCCCATGAAGATGTCGAACAGGGTGATGTACTTGTGCAGCATGGCTCCCGTGGTGGTGCTGGAGACGATGGCCTCCAGGCCCATGTCCTGCATCCGGATGAAGCCCCCGGAATACTCGTCCACGCCCTGGCCCCGGTCCGACTCCCCGTACAGGAGATTGAACTTCCCGAAGCCCGGCTGCAGCAGCCACAGCGAGGTGTTGGAAACGGCTACCGCGCCCCCGGCGTTGTGGACGTTGGCGGCCAGTGCTCCGTAGCGCACGTTCAGCCCGCGGATTTTGCCCGGAGTTCCGGTGCCGTAGAACATCCGCGAGGCGATGCCCTGCCCGAGGCCTTCCGAATGGATCATGTCCATCATATAGCGCCAGGCAGCGAAGCCGGACCCCTTGATCCGCTCCATGATGATGTCGATCTCCGACCGGCTCTCGATGTAGCTCAGGGATTCGGTCCCCTGGCCCACCTGGGGCTTCGCGGCGGTCGACCCTTCCCCGATGGCCCGCTCTGCCGCATCCGGCAGGCCGACCTCCTTGCTGAAGACGTGGCTGGTGAGCATGTTCGCCTTTTCCCATCCGGTGAAACGAAGCACTCCGTTTTTCCGGTGGAGGTTCATGCTGACTTCCAGCTGCGTCTTGTTCGCGTGGGTCTTGGCGACATCGGCGATTGTGTAGACCGATGAAAGGTCAAGGCTTGCCATGACCTACCTCCTCGAAAGTTTTGTAGCTCGCTCGGTTCCAGCCCGTGCTTCCTGCTACCCAGTCGAGGAGGCGGTCTTCCAGTTAAGGTCGGCCGGTGACGCCCCCGAGAGGTTGACAGCGAATGGCGGTAAAGGTCCCCCTTCGCTCGGCGGGCAACGCCCGCCTATCTCATCGCACCTTGAGCATAACTCTTCTTGTACAGTTCTTTCAAGTCCACCCCGGCTTCCTGGCCTCCGGCCCCGGCCCCGGGGCCCGCCGTGTTCATCAGGCCCTTTTCGCTGAACAGCGCGCCGACCTTCACCAGCATGCGGATCAACAGCGGGTTGTCTCCCATGCCCGTGGCGTCCAGCTCCTTCTTGAGCTCCGCGCCCCCGAACTTCTCCACCACGGCGAATGCCGCGGCCAGGCGTTCGTCGGCCTTCTCCTTGAACTCGTTGATCAGTCCGTCCTTGGTCGCCTTCTGCCGCTGGGTCCTCGCCTCGGCCGCGGCCTTGCGCACGGCCAGGGTTCGGGCGGTCTCGAAGTTGATCACCTCAGCGGCTTCCTGCGGGGTGAGTTTCAGCTTATGGGCGATAGAGGCGAAAGCCTTCAGGTCGGTCTCGTTCAGCAGGTCCTTGGGGAAGTCCACCGGGAAGGTGAACTNGTAGCCGTCCGGGTTCTCGGGCACGCCTTCCTTGGGCTTGGACGCAGCTTTCAGCNCGTCGCGCTCCTTGNCNAAGGCCCGCGCGTTGTCCACCACGTCGTTGAGGTTCAGGCCCAGGGTGAGCAAGTCCTCGCCCCGTTTCTCTTTCACGACCTGGGAAATCCAGGGCGCCTTCTCCTCCAGAGTGGGAGGAGGGGGGGGTTGTGCGTCGCTCATACTACTTCTTCATCGCCTTGACCAGGAAATACTTGTTGAGCAGGCCAAGGAAATAGAAGTCGTCGCTCTGCTTGGTCCGGGCAGCGCCCAGCTTGGCCTGGTACTTGGCGAGGAACTTCAGGTCCTGCGCCCCGAACACATAGGTTGAGGCCTCCATGTCGTCGATCACCCCGCTGGCGGCGACCAGATCGACGGCTACCGCATCTGTGTTGACCACTTACTTTTCCTCCTTGCCGATTTTCTCCAGCTTCTGCTGGAGGTCCGCGATTCTCTTGTCCAGGTCCTTTTCGAGGTTCGCGGCGTTGACCTCGAAAAGCTGGTTTTCCAGCTTGCGGATCAGCTCTTTCTTATCCGCGAGTCTGCGGGTGTCCCCGCTCTTGTCCTTGTTCTGCATGAGCCGGTCCGTCAGCAGGGTCTCCCAAGTATCGGGATACACCGAGCGGAACTGATCGGCCAAGCTGTAGATCGCCTGCTCGCTCATCCCCGCGGACCTGCCCAGGTCCAGCGTCGCTTCGTTCAGCGTCACCATTCACCTTCTCCTTTCAAATAGGCCGATATAGCCCTCTTGCCCGTCGTCCTGTTTATAGTGCGTGGTGGCCAGGGTACGGAAGCCCAGCGCCACGATGTCCCGCTCACGGAACCAGCAGCGGTGCTCCTCCAGCGGATTTCCGCCCACCGCGGGCTGCTTCAGGTCAAACAGCGGAGTAGACACCAGCATCCGCCCGGGGAGCTNGAGAATCTTCTCGGCCACCGCCCGCTCAAAGTGTTCCACCACGTCCATGCAGATCGTGAGGTCGGCTTTCACCCGGATGCTGCCGTCCAGCACTTCCTCGATTTTCCCCCAGATCAACGTCTGGTAGTGGTCCCGCGCCGTGGACTGCATCAGGTAGGGCAGGAAGGCGTCCAGCCCCGTGAGGTGCATGTCCGCGCAGGCGTACAGGATTTTCAAACTGGCGCCGTACACCCCGATTCCGCAGCCCAAGTCGAACAGCCGCCGGGGCTTTAGGTCCGCGATACGATCGCAGGCCAGCTTCCGTGTCTCGGCGCTGGACACGCCGCGGCCGAGGATGGGGTCGACCGTGATGCGGTTCACATGCCCCCCCGCAGCCTGCGCATGATCTCGAAACGACCCGCATCATCATCCGCCCAGGCCCCCAGCCGGTGCAGCACGGTCTTGAACGCATTCTGTAGCGCCATGTCCTCCGGGGTCTGCGCGGGGCCGAAGAAATGTAAGATGTCCCCGAGGTCCGTCAGGAACTCCAGGCCCGTCGCCCCGCCGCAGGCCGCCCGGTACACCGCCTGCAGGTGTTTCCTNCGGTTGATCTCCTCGGGGGAGACCACCGGAGCTTCCCATCCCTCGATGTCCTTCGGTAGGTCACTCATTCCTCATCTCCTGGAGGCGATCAGCAACAGGATGGCCTCTTCATCATCCCGCTCGTTGATCGCCTCTGCCGCGAGTATATCACGAATCCAGTTCGGCGTCACGCCTCCGGCCTTCGGTTCGTACTGGAAGATCGTNGCCNCGAACTCCTGNCGGCTCTGGGCCAGTCCGAACATCNCGCGGTGCGCCAGTCTCAGNCGGGCCACGAACCGCCCCCGGGCTTGCCGTAGCCCTGCGGTCTGGCGAATCTCGGCAACCATCGCAGCTGGCTTTTGCTCGAAGTCGGCATAGATGTCCTGCTGGGGCCGCAGCTCTCCTTCGACCCCCGGTAGCGCGAAGGTCTCCAGCTCCACGGCCACACTCTGCCTGCGCTGGGCCAGGGCCAGGACCAGCTCGCGCTTGCCTCCAACCGGATACTCGACAAGTCCGTATTCAGCGCCTCTCTTGCGTCCCCGCTGGCCTCCGCTGGTCGCAATCTCAGGGGCCAGGGGGATCGGGCCCCCTCCGGGCACGGTCGGGTCTTGCAGCTTCACGTCTGCCGCGTTGGCGAACTCTGGAAGCGGGTATAGATAGATGTCGGTCATACACCCACCAGCGTGTTGAGCGTGGTGCCCGCCCGGTCAGGGCTTCCGGCTTTGTACGCGACGATGTAGTGCTCCACCACCATATCGCTTACGACAAACTCGAAGGAGCCGTCCACCCCGCTCGTCTTTTCCTCCAGGATTGCATCATCCGAGGTACGGAACAGCTGTACCACACAGGAGCCCAGCGGGTTGCCGGATCCGTCGCGCGTGACCCCTAAGATCCGGTAGACGATAGCCAAGGCCGGGGAGCCCAACACGGGAGCCCCGATCAAGATAGGGTCCGCGCTCAGGATATGCACCTGCGCTATGGCCGGGCTGCCCAGCTCCGGGGTGCCGACCGTCAGGCCCAGAGCCGACAGAACATGGTTCTGACTCAATGCTGGCTGACCAAGTTCCGGTGCCCCGAGAGTTAGTCCTAAAGCTTCCAGTGCATGGTTGCTACTACTCTCGGTCAGAACCGGAGTCCCGAGCACCGGAGCCCCGAGGGCCAAACCAAGGGCTGCCAGGACATGGTTCTGCTGCAGGGTCGGGGTTCCCAGGACCGGAGCGCCGGCGGCCAGGCCGTTGGCGGTGAGCGCATGTGCCTGGGCGATGGACGGGGTGGCGAGCGTTGGGGCGCCGGCGGCAAGTCCCTGCGCGGAAAGCACGTGCCCCTGGGCGATGCTGGGCGCGCCGAGGACTGGGGCGCCGAGAGTCAGGCCGTTCGCGGTAAGTGCGTAGTTGGCCTGTATTGTGAGCGTGGGCAGGGCGAGGGTCGGCGCTCCCGTGGCCAGCCCGTTAGCGGTGAGCGCGTGAACCTGGGAGAGCGTCGGCGTGGCCAGGGTGGGCGCACCCGTAGCGATGCCCGTCGCGGAGAGCGCGTGCCCCTGGGCGATGGACGGGGTTGCGAGGGTCGGCGCTCCCGTGGCTAGGCCGTTGGCGGTGAGCGCATGATTGGCAACCCCACCAGGCTTAGTTGGGAGAACTTGCCAGACCCAATAACTCACGTCACCGCCCGGATCGACCAGCCGATGGTGCGGTCAGTGCCAGCTAGCCGAGTCATGGTCACGTCCCAGCCGTGCATGAAAACGAAAGAAGGTAGTGGGAAAGCGGGCTTGCTCTGAAGTCCGGTGACGATCCACTCCTCGATGATCCGCACTGTCCCGCCGGAAGTCACCTTCTCGTACAGGCGAATTCTGTACTGATCTCCGGCGATCATGTTCGCCAAGTCGATGAAGCACTGGAACACCAAGTCGTCGGTCTTCACGCTGCCTGCCGCGTAGGTTGTGTTGTTCGGCAGACTGTACTCGGTGGTGCTGATCGAAGCACTATTTTCGTACAGAGCTGTGATCGCCATTAAACGACCTCCTTGACGCCGAGGTGCTCTGCCTCGTCCTCCGGTATTTTCCCCGAAACGCTGACCGTTTTCTCGCTGGTGCTTACGGAAACTACACTCAAGCCATAGTTGGGAATATGCTCTACCAGATCGCGCAGAGCCGTGAGCGCCTCAAGGTCCTCGGTGCTCTCTGCTACATAGTCGGCCATGCTATCCTCCAATCCCGACCACAACTACCTCGGTCGTTTGTGCTGTTCCGCTGCAACTACCACGGACATACAGCGTGCCACCAGCAGGAACATGCCAGTTGCGTCCTATACGTACAGCAGCGGTGTTCTCTGAGGTGCCGAAGTTTAGGTGCGGCTGGTTCTCGATGATTATATGCTTGTTTGAGGCGTCCCCATATGCCAAGTCCCAAAAGTACATTAGCGCCGTCGTGGTTCCGACGTTGTGTCCTGTACACAAGACCCAATACCAGCAATCCCTGGTAAGACTCCCGATACTAGTCCAGGTTCCCTCTGCCGCGGTGTTCCCGCAGGTGACGGGAGTGCCTCCGTTGCCACTGACCCCGATGGTCTCACTGTAGGTTCCGACCCGAATCAGATGCGGATTGCTTGGGTCGCCAAAGAACCGCGCCATGACTCGCACGGTGGAAGCATTGCTCGCCTGGGCCCGGACGCCAACGCTGCTCCCCGCCTTGATAAACAGCGGGAAGCGCATCCAATAACCGCCATAGACCGCATTCGAGGCTTGCGGGCAAAAGAGGTCATTCAACCCACCGAGCTGCGCGTAACTGGTACCGCCGGCTGGGTCAATCCCGATGTCGATCAAGATATCGCGGATCGTAGCGGCGGTGTTCCCGGCGGTGACCCATAGCAGGACCTCGTAAACGTCATGAGACAGATTGGCAGCACTGGCCAACTGATAGTATGACCCCTTCACCCCGGACCCCGGGGTGACAGACACTCCAGGCGAAGTTGTAGGCGTGGCAGCCAACGAGTAGGACCAACCGAGGGCGGGGACCTGTAGCTGGCCAAGCATTTAGGTCGCGTCCGGGATACCGATGTCCGCCGCCGTCAGTGAGAACGTGTTGCCCGAGGTCACCGCCTGCGAGCTGGCCAGCGAGGTCGTCACATACAGCGCCGTGGTCGCCGTGGGTTTGGAGGCCGCCCAGTGCGTGGCGGTTCCCGTGCCCGTGACGCTCCCGCCGCTGATGGCGTCCAGCGAGGTCTTGCGACCGTTAGGCGAACGGTCAGCTGGGCCGGTGTAAGTGACGCCGGTCTTGTTGCCCAGCGTGTAGGTGCTTGTGGCCTCAGTATAGTTCGTCGGCTCCTGCGAGCAGATATCCACGCGCGTGGCGTTGGTCTCGATATCCTGGAGCGCCAAGTCCAGGAGCAAATCGTTCATGTAGGGCATATCAGTACGCCTCCCCCGCCAAGCCGTTGGCCAGTGCCAGTGCGGCCGCCTTGCTCGTCTGGACGCCGACAGGGATCCAACGCTCCTCGGTGCGAGCCGCGCCGAGCGCCTTCGCCTTCCACGCGGCCTTGGACTGGAGATCCTTTACCTTGTCCGGCTTGAGCGGCCGGCCCTCAGCGTCGATGCCCATCTGCCCGAGCTGATAGATGTACCAGACCAGATCGTTGAGATAGTCCAGGTAGGTCATGGGCTCGCCGAGCACGATGCGCTTGCCCATCGCGTCGAAGGCGCCTGCCTGGTAATGGCTGGCCGTCACTTTGTCGTCCAGCAACTCCCGAGTGGCTATCGCCTTCCTGCGCGATGGCCCGTTCTCCACGCGGATCGTGGAGCCGATCTCGATCAACTCTCGTTTCATCCCATGCCTCCTACGGAATCACTCGCTGCAGCAGCACCGCGCCGCCCAGCATGACGATACCAACCAACAGGCCCCACAGTAGGCGATACACCCCTTTCACCATCTTGCGGGTTTCCTCGACGGCCTGGGTCAGCCCGTTGAATACCTTAGCCCGGACCTCCAGCGTAACTGCCGTGTTTTCCTTGAGGTCTTGCTCTATTGCCACGAAGCGATCCTTGCAAAAAAGGTCGTAAAGCTGTGGCTCGTTGGTCATTTGGGCACCCTGTACGTCGCCCCGGTGACGATGTGCGCGACCGCCCCCGCGGCCACCGGACTCGCGTCGATGAGGATGTCCGCATCCTTGGTCCCCACCGAACAGTCGAAAATGACCACGCTGTCTTTCACAAGGCGGGCAAAACTCGGTTTCCCGCTGGCCATCCACAACGTATCCTCGATGCGCGAGAAGCTGATCACCCCGTCGTAGATGGAGCCGGCCTCCACTTGGGGGAAGCGGAATAGCGCCAGCAGGCGGTTGACCGCGGCCAGCGGCGCATCCGCGTTCTCCGGTTGCGGGCCTTCGTAGACTCCCAAGGTGGCCTGATCCATGAAAACCGCTGCGGCCTGCGCCTGGGCCGTGGCGATCAGGCTGGAGATCGAGAACTTGCTGGCCACCTACCGCGCCCCCGCGGGGACGACCCCGCTGATCCGGCCTTGCCCGTCCCGTTGCACCGCCATGGCCTGAGCGCTGCCCGCCTCGGGCGCCACCTGCGGATTGACCTTCTTCGCCATCTCCGCCTGCAACGCCTCCTGCTTGGCCCGGGCATCCGCGGCCGCGATGTCGGCCAGTGTCTTCTGGTACTCCTCATCTGAGCGCAGGCTCTCCACCGGCGCCCCGTTGGCGGTCCAGATCTTGTCGATCAGGATCTCCGGCTTGATCTTGGCGAGCGTCGCGTTCCACAGCTTGAAGATGGGGACCGAGGATTCCAGGGCGCTCATAATCCCCTGCTCTACCGCGACCTGGCGCTGCTGCTGCGAGATCGGGCCGAGGTACTCGATTTTCAGTGCCTCGTTCGTCAACTCCGGGGCCATCGTCTCTCCGGGCCGGAACCCGGGCAGCCGGTGAGCATCGGCCTCGATCTGCAGGAACCGTGAATGTACGCGGTCCAGGGCCATGGTCTCGAAGGCGCCCACCGTGGCAGCCACCACCGACAGGCCTTCGCGCTTGCGCTCCATGACCTCCCGCGCGGTCATTTGAGCTTCCAGTTGCATCAACATCAGGAAGTGATCCACCTTGAGCGCCTTGCGGATCCGCTGCTGGATCATCTGCAGCGCCTCCCAGTCGAAAATGTAGCTGCCCGCCTCGTCCTTGAACATGCGGCGGTTGGGGTCCCGGTAGTAGTTGGTCGAGCCCGGGTCCGAGGACCAGGCCCGGCCCTCGGAGGGGAACCACTTCGCGGGGTCCGCCTGCTTGTTCTTCATCAGCAACATGGTACGCACCATCTGATTCGCGGTGCGGATGTCGGGCATGCAGTCGTTGACCGGGCCCCAGCCATAGGGTTCATTCCCGCGCAGACTCCATCGCCAGACGATCTTCGGTAGCTCCCGCGCCCCGGACTCCAGAATCACTTTCTTGCGCGGGTCCGAGGGGATGAAGGTGTACTCCCCGTACTTCCACTCCCTCGCCAGCGGGCTATCTGGTTTCGCCGTGGTCCGGCGCCGGCAGACCTCCACCACCTCGTATTCGGTATTCGAGGGGGTGGCCTTGGCGGATTGCATGGCGTCGGTGAGCGCCTCCTCCCCGAACTCCTCCTCGATCTGGTCCGCGGTGAGGTAGCGCACGATGTAGGTTTCCACCACCTCGCCGCGCGCGTTGACCTTGCAGTATACCGCCCGGGGGTGCTCGATCGAGCACACGATGCTCGCGGTCTCCTTGTCCTCGCGGATGTCCATGGTGGCGGTGGCGAAGGAGTTGCCGATTTGTAGGTATTCCGGCCCGATATCGTAGAACGTGGAGCGGTTGAACACGCCGATCATGTGTTCGGTGATCTCTTCCAGACGCCCCGCCCCCCCCTTGTCCCGGTTCAAGGTTTCTTTCTCGAACTGGTAGCGGAACCACTGGCCATTCGAAGGGCAGAGGTTGCCGAACATGCCGTCCGCCAGCAGCGCCGAAGACTCCGTGGCCATCGAATCC